CCCGTAGAGGGGTCAGTACACCCGTGAGTTTAACACCTCAGACTTTGATCTAGTGCGAACTTCTATGGATTAACTTCATAGAAGCTAGTCCCGATCGGGCTGTGCGCCCGATGAACTACCGCTAGATCATTAAATTGTTTGGATCGTAACCTTGTGGTTGCGAACGTTGTCCTCCGAACTCTAGTTTAGCTAACTCTGTAAGAGTGTGATGAACTCGAGCTAGAACTGTTGCCTGCGTTCTCTGCTTGGTGTGCGATTGGCGCCTTTTAACATAGGCGTCCATTGCATCCAAGCCGAGTTCGACTTGAAACAGGTCTATCTCGAAATCTATCTCGTTGCCTAACACAGAAACCATTCATGTTAGAGCAACTAGCAACAATTGGTCAGTAAGAGCCTCCAACGGAGTCTTCACAAGACGCGCGGTCTTAACGATCTCTGTGGAGTTACTCTCACCTGTATTGTTGTGCGTCACAGTCCCCTTCTTGGCGGCTTTCAGGCCCTTTTCGAAGCGCCTGGCCAAGTTGAGTGCTTTGTCACCGATTCGCTGCAGGAGAACCATTTTAACCTCCATTTCAACTGAGGCGACAAACATCTCTGCTCCAGACATAGCCTTAACAGGAGTTATCCTGTTAGGGTCTGGTTCAAAGAGCATGTCGTCTACTCGTTGTTGGATAGCTAATTTAGCTTCCATCGCGACAGATGAACGCAGCATCTCCGACCACGGATTCCTATGTATGTAGTGGTTCTCAGTTTCACCTGAGTCCTTGCTACTGTTAGGCGTTAGCTCTTTTAAGAGTGCGCGAGTAGGCCGTGGATCGTAGAGACACAGCTCTAAAGCTGTTTGATCCTGTGGTTGGTACCACAGTTTCATCAGTGACGCAACGGGACCTCCTTTGTGAGCGTTGGCTATGTCCCGCTCTTGACAAAGTCTTATAAGCATAGGAAAGATCAAAGGATCTTTCTTGGCCTGTAAGATGATGTCTGGCGGGCACGGGGACATTTCTTTCCCTTGGTAGAAAGTCCGCTTGGCTATCTCAACGGCGCCAGTCCCTTTTGGGGGTGGCGTTGATGATTTAGTCAAGTTGATCGGTATACCAAGTTTGAGAAGTATCCTTTTATAGCTAACAGCAACGTCTTTGTGGAATATCGCTATGTCATCACCTATTAGTACATAGCCGCTGAACCACTTGTTGCGATATATTACTCCGCAATCCATGGCAGCGACTTGCACTATAAGGTGGTGAGTAAGCGAAAAGACAGCCCAGGAGCTTAATGCCCCCATCGGCTGTCCCACTGCGTAGACGATACCACTATGGCCTTTGGCTACAAAGGACCGCTTTGTTACAAGTGTGTGCCACGCATCGGCGATTGTCTCACCTAAGAGGTTCTCAAGCATCTTCCTCTGCTGTAAAGCAGGGAAGCGGTCTGTCGCCGACGACAAGTCGAAACACCAAGCGCGGATACCTAATTTGCTAAACATCTTAGCTCTTTGAGCTATTCTGTTATGCGAATAGGTACCGTCTTGGGGAATCTTCTTTAGTCAACGATATGACCACTCGTGAAGAGGTTTGAGAGCATCTTGGGTGAACCAATCGCAGATTGCGACGACACGCGTCTTGCAACCGCCCGCTGCTATAGCCGCAATGCGACTATGCACAGGTGTGCGATCTCCTGTGGCAGCACCGGAGGACGATTCTTGCTGGAGCAAGGCTTCGCGGTGAGTTGATCTCCGCTCAACCGGACCGAGCGTAGGAGGATTGGATAGGGATCTTATGATCCCGTCCCCGAATCCTACAATGCTAACGGGGGTTGAGTGGACCTTCTCATTTAGCGTACGCCATGCTTCAACAAGTTTCTCCTCTTGTGTGAAGGCCGTAGCGTCGTCTTTCAGAGTTTCAAGGACAGGACCATTTGGTCCTCTCTTGGAACTCAGGAAGAACGCAGTATCCATAAGGACGTCCCCTTTGATAATTCGCTGCAATTTCTTGCAGGCTTTATCGAAGAGTCGTTTTAGGCGACCGGCTAGTTGCTCTGGATGGTCAGATTTCTCTGTGATTGACGATAGATTCAACACAGGCTCTCATCTTAGTAGACGATAACAAGATAGCAGAGTAAGAACTGCTCTCTTCTCGTTATCACTACCAGATGTTAGAGCTTGCTTGAACTTTCCGATACGCTTAGGAAACCCTGATTTATCTAGGGCGATCCAGGTTCTCGACTGGTCTCAAGTAAATTCTTGGCCAAGAGAGAGCTTAGAGGAAACTCTGTAGTATTCCTTTAAGATCTCTCAGGCTTCGACTTTACCTAAAGTCCGGACGAGTGTATCGGCGTGTTCGAAGAACGCGTCGTAACCTTTGGGTTTGAATCCAAACATTGCTGAGGTGTACTCAATAAGTGCACCTTTAGCCCCGGAACCGAAGTTCTGGGAGTTTGCGATCATGCTTAGTTGGACCGGCTGAAACGGGCAGTGCTTTAAACTGGCGTGTTCTCAGTGTCGTGAGTTGATACCTTCAACTTGCTTTCACACTGACGGATGCCAGTGCTGCCTGCATGTTGGGACTTAGCCTCGCTCACATTCGAGGTTCGACCGCGGAATTGCGG